CGTTCCGGTCGTGGGATACACGAATGCCGAGGCCCTCGCGGTTTACGCGGGGTTCAAGGCAGCGTTCACGGCGACTTCGGACGCCCTCATCACCAAGCTACTTGGGGGTGAGAGCTGAATCGTGACTACTGGCTCAAAGTTGGCGTCATCCTTTGGATGGTGCTACTATGGGCCTTCGTCGTCGCAATTCTGGTCGAGGATGCTTTGGCGGATGGTAGGTTGTATGCCTGCCATCCGGTAGCAGAATTCAGTGTTACATGTGAATTTCTGCACCCCTTGTATATGCTTACTTGGGGTTAGCATCGTTTGAGAGCCCTATAGGCTAGGAATAGTAACCTCTATTAGGAGGGGCTATTGAAAAGCCTATTGTATCTCTGGAAGGAGGTAGCGGACGAGTCCGCTACTAGATGTAGTACATGCGCCACACAGGACTGGAAAACAGTCCTTTGTCGGTACGAACACGAGGGTCTATCGTTTCTCACGATAGCCCTTCCTGCTTTCGGAAAAGACTTCGAAAGAAGTCTCGAACTTAAGCAGGTTGATCGACGTCTTTTCACCGGGTTCCGGTGGAAAGGAGGGCTCCCCCTATTTCTAGGAGGTTTCCTCGATCTTGTGTTCGACCGTTCTAGTGGTCGTTTGCTCGACGAACCTAGTGTCGACGCAATTCTTGCTGTAAGGCAACTTACGTTGCTTTGCAGTAAGCTGTTTCGCCAGCCTAGTGATAGGCGGGTTAGACAGGCGATGCGACAGTTTGTCGAGTGTGAGCAGGATGTACGAGATGCCGACGAACGGAGGACGCCCATTGATTTGGAGCGTTTCCGCCAAATGTCGGCATTGCTTTTCCGGCATGTATTCACACGTGTGGATCGTGAGATCTATTACGGTGAAGCAGTGCCGAAGCACGGACCAGGAGCGACTGCCGATAGACTTGTGGGAAACCGCAAGTATCAGCAGACGACTTGGCCTGCTCGCCTGGAGAAGATCTTTAGTTCTTCAGATTTTCTCATTCCAAATTATCGTTACTTCGATAACTTGGAGCAGGTTGACATCCTCGAACCTGGTTCGGAGATACCCGTTAGGGTTATTTCCGTTCCTAAAACGCAGAAGACTCCCAGAATTATTGCCATCGAACCTACTGCTATGCAATACGCACAGCAGTCGGTCTTGGAATTAATTCTGGACGCTATCGAACAGGGTGACCCCCAGTCGAAGCGAGACAGGTGGTTTCATTACTGCCTGCCTAAGATGATCGGATTCGCGGATCAGACGCCTAATCAGCGAATGG